TGAGTTTCGTGTCCTTCTAGTTTTATACCCATGGTATTGCAATATTCTTTTGTAGTTTTATCTTGTCTAATAGCTTTTTGAAATCCATTTTCTTCTATTATCCAATGATAACAATTATATTTCTCATACCATAGCTGTATTAAGTTTCTAGCTTCTTCTAGTCCACCACCTTGATGATTTTCTAAATCTACCATTGTTAATTTTATTTCACCATTATGTGTTTCTACAGCCCATAAAAATCCTGCTTGATATCCTGTAGCTGCAGGGTCTAGTCCTGCTACTAAGTATGCACCTTGAGGTATATAACCTAAAGGCATATTAGGGTCATAACATTCTTGTATCTGTTCAGGATTAAATAATCTAAGGCTGTCATTAAAAGCTTTATTTAAATAAACCATTTCAAAATTCTTAAGACCACCAGTTGTCATAGCATCTTTCTTTCTATTCATTAACCATTTAAAACTACGCTTATCTTTCCATAGCATACAATCGTAATGGTCTTCTTCATCAAACTCAGGCAAGGTACACATGCTATCATGTGCTTCTTCAACAATGTGTTCCCATGCATCGTTTTCTAATATTGCTGAATATAAATCTTCAGGATGCTGTCTAGAACCTATAAGCACCATAGCTGTATGTTCCTCTTTTCTAGAACCTAATGTAGTAGTCCACCACTTCTTTGTATTTTCTCTTGATGCAGGTTGCATAGTAGAACTGTGGTCTTCAATGTCGTCTGCAATAATTAAGTCACAGTCACGAGAAAGTATCTTACCACCACGACCAATACCAATCATTGTTGGTGATTTAATACCAGCTACTGTTCTAGTAGATACTGTAAATCCATTTCTAGACCACATCTTTCCTGCTCTAGTTGCAGGTTTAAAGTTACCACCAGGTCCACAAAAATCTTCTTTAAGTTTTTCGTTTTGCTCTAGTGTATCCATTACAGACATAACAGAGTTCATAGCAATATCTTCGTTACCACCTACCCACATAATTCTTATGTTTGGATTTCTACAAATAAGCCATATAACAAAATGTATTAACAACTCAGTTTTACCATGTCTAGGTGGACTTAGTATCATTTGCTGTCCACCCTCTAATAAAGCTTTGTTAATAGATTTTATCCATCTGTGATGAAAGTCTGCTGTTTCAAAAGGTATGCCTTGTTCAGTTAAAAAGTATCTATCTCTAAAATTTTTAAAATCATCTAATGATTGTTTAGCATCATCAGATACTTCCCAGTTCTCAGCTTGTTTATCTTTTTCGTAATCTTCTTTAAATGCACCTAACAATCTAGATATGTGTGCTGGTGTACATCCTAACTCTTTAGCTATTTCTTGTCTATCCATTCTGCCTTGTATAAGGTCTAAAGCATAACCTTGATTTACAAACTTATCATACAAAGCACCACGTCTAACTTGTGTAACTTTACCTTTGTTAACTTCTTTAACTTCAGGTTCGTATTCTCTACCCTGTTCTTTATATCTAGCTTTTCTTTTTTGTTCACGCCACATACAAGTGTCAGAACAATATTTTCTTTTATTTGCTGGTAACTTTTCTTCGCAATCAGGTGATATGCAAATTATATTTTTTGTTACCATTTATGTTTAGCTGCCCAATACGCAGCTGACATTTTACCCTTCTTGATATTCTTAGCATGCCTGGCTCTAAAAGCTTTATTTCTTTTTGTTCCTTTCGGACTTCCTTTAACTCCTTTTTGTCCAAATCTAATTAACTTAACTTTGTTACCTGACTTAGCAAGTACAGCGTGTGATTTAGTTTTATGATTAGGAGTAGCTTTAGGTTTATTGTAACCTGAAAACTTTTCACCCCTATAAGTAATAGCCATTACTTCCAGCCTCTTTTCATTTGACTGTATGCTTTTTTAGATATAGTAGAGTTTTTCTTAGAACGAGATGTTCCAGCTTTTTTTCTTTTGTTAATGTTACCTACTAAACTATTCTTCTTCTTTTTTTTCCGTGCCATTCATATTCTCCATATTTTCGTTGTAATCAATTACAAACTTTTCAACTAATGTATCTAACTTACTTATGTTAGGTTTCTTATTAGTAATAAGACTACCACAAGCTTCTGATAGTTCCATAGACCACTCTTTTAAATCTTGTGGACTTGAAAAAATATTCCTCCTATTTTTTATATTAGGCATTATCTTTTGGTTTTTCTACCAGCACCATAACGCTTTTTTTTACCTTTTTTAGTCATTGGCATAATTATCTCCTAATCTTCTTATTGTATTCCGTACAACCTAGATTAACACAAATTTTGTAATTTGTAGTAATCTCATACTCTTTATTACATAATTTGCACTTTGTTATTTTCCTCATTATCTTATTATACTAACTTAGGGGAGAGAAGTGCGATAGCCTCCTTTCGTGCTTCCCCCCCCAGAAGTTGCGAAAAAAAATTTTTTATATTATAGTGTCATACATAGGCATTTGAAATCAGTAGCTCATAAGGAATGGTTTCAAAGAACATATTCAGTGAAGGATAAAGTCGATTAGCTACACGATGGTAACTAGGGTTAAAGCCTATTACTTCACATATTTAAATGTTACTAAATTTAGTTCATTCTGGTTTTTGGGAGGGAGTGACACAGGGTACGCTGTACGCACTACACACCTCAAGCGTACTATAGAAAAAACTTCTTTTTTTCTTTCCTTTTTACTAGCAATGTGTGTTAATATAGGACAATGGGAATGGTGGTGTAGATTATCAATCTATACCTTCTTGATTGTTCACAATGCCTGTAAACAAACCTACACCACTTTCCTCTCAGTAAAAATTACCAGTAATCTTTTCTCTACTTACATAATGATAATAGGGGGAAGCCACATTAAATCCCCCTACCAACACATCCGCGTATATCACGCATAGTGCATGAGGCGTTATAGTACCTATAAACTATATACAATATATAGTGCTACTATATGTAGTTATATACATAGATATGTCCTAGATGTCCTAAGAAATAGTACCTTATTAACAACACCATATATAGTATTAAACTATCTCGTTAGCTTTCCATACTTCTTGCCCTTCAAAGAATAAACCGACTAATAAAACATATATCCTAAAATAATCTAACAAGTTAGAACAAGTACAAAAAATATAAACTCAAATCAGTAAAGTACATCAGCCACAACCCAACCACCACCGCTAATGTAGGGGGAATTGAGTTTAATTTTTCGTTTTATTTTCGTATATTGTTTTGTTGTAGTTTATTTCTCAAGGACGCATTTTTATCTATCTAGCAAGCTAGAAATCAAAGATTAAAAAAATACTAAGAAGTATTAGTATCCTTATTATTAAGTAGTAAGCCCCCCTACAAGAACATTCGTACAAAGCACGAATAACCTTTTAGCACATGAGTAAAGCTTAATTCCTAAAGAAGTACTACAATTTCTCACACACATACACAAGACTAAAGATAAGTACTTCTAATAGGCGGTTAAGCTTGACTTCAAATGCTAAGTAGGGCTTGTACTTAATAATCAATATGAAAGGATAAGTGATAAAATGAGTACATATAAATTAACACACTATGTAACCGAGGCTGAGAGTATTATAAATACTTATAATGCGTCTAAGAAATGGTTACCTAGTGATGATATGATAATTGTAAAATTGCGTGGTATTCACGCTTTTCAATATTCGCCAGAGAGTTGTGGTAAAACTCGCTACATGATAGCCCAAGTTAATGGTAAAGGCGAGTTTAAGAACTTAGGGATACTTAAGCAGTACGAGGCAGTACTTCAGCTTAAATCTCTATTTGAGAATTATCCCAAAGTTCTAAAGCGTAAAGCTTTTACACCTAACAAGAATGGCACTATGAACTCTACATTCTTATCAGAAGTTGGTACTAATGCTATCTCTGATAGGTTTGAAGAAGTGCCATCCTTGCAAGAATGTAAAGCATTTATGAATGCACGATTTGCAGGTAAAATAGAGGATTACATGTCCTAATATATTTAGCTACACGCACTATGGTGCGTGTAGCTTTTTATTTTTTAATAATTTTTTTTATACATATGGGGATTACATCACACCATAATCAGCTCTCTATCCATATCCATTTATTATATCTTTATAATATCTACTACATAACAACATCAATCAACATCATCATCTCTTATGCATCTCTCATGCATACACTTATATACTTACACTATGCCTAAGGTACTATCCGAGGCAGAAATTTTTTTTTTTCTATAGGGTTTTATATATCTTATCCGCATCTACTGGAGTTATGCATAGGGATTGTCAAGTCGCTCAGTATGCATACAACCTATGCGAAGGAGACATGTGCTAAATTTTTCTCAAGTCAAAAAGTTTTGGCTTTCTTTAGGCTATATAAATTATGAAAGGCAGGTGATATATATGCCAAAAAGATATAAGAAACCAAGTGTTCCTCGTAACAAACGAGTGTATAACGAGAAGGACAATACGATTATAGACACTGGTATTCCAGACCTCAATGGTGTTAGGGAATATACACAACCAGTACATGATGCTATAGACAAGCGTTCAGTATGTAAGTATTGTAGCAAGTCTATTGTTCGTGGCTATATATGCTACGATTGCAGGGATTTAGAACGCCCTGTAAAGCAACAGTCTATAGAGGACAGACTTGCTATAGAGGAAGGTATGCGAATACTTAAGGACATTCGTAATCAAGAGGCTATACAAAGGCAAGAAGATTTAGAGGCAGGTAGTACTATACCAAAGCCCCAAGATATAGAGTATAACTATTGCAGAGGTTGTGGTATGCAGATACCTACTGCTGTCTATGTTAAGAACTATAAAAGGAAATGTGATTTTTGTAGCTAAATAAAAGCTATGTACTGGCATCACTTATCCTGCACTGTAAGCCTCATGTCAGTACATAGCACAGTGCCTATACAATATGCTGTGTTCTAAAGTATGTGTATATGTTAATCAGCGTGTAGGTACTGTGCTATATGAGGATATAGCAAGTGTTAGACAAACTGACACTTATACGTGGAGTGAAGCCGTAGTAGTAGGAGCATACAATACAGCCCTGTTGAAGTATGCCACCGAAACTACGGCTTTGCTTATGAAAGGACAATTATGGTATGTGATAACTGCCGACTTGGTACTTATACCAAGCTAGCAATACATAGCAATGTTAAAAGTAGTGTGCATGTAATAGTGCAGTGCTTTAAATGTGGCTATCAAACTATAAAGAAAGAGAATAGTAAAAGGAGATTAGAGAATATATGAAAGAACCATATGAAATGATAAGTACAGGAAACGAGGACACCAATGTACTTACAATAGACTTTACTTTTACGAGTGAAGTAGATAAAGATAGTGCAGTAGCTTGTATAGACAAGCTTGTATCAATGCTAGATGATAGTACTGATGCTACTGCAAAGGAATTATTAGACCATAAGCCTACCTTCTTTGTAACGAGTAGGTGGAATGCTATAGAGGAGAGTGAGTAATGGACAAAGAAGAAATCATTATACAACTATGGGAGTGTCTTAGAAGGGGTTATACCTATCGTGAGGCACAACTACATATGAAAGCATATGGGGAAGGTAAAGACACAGTTAAGAAAGTTGTAGTAAAAGAGAGGGATAGTAGATGGCTGAAGTAAAAGATTGCGACATAGTATCTTACTTTCATTGTGCTACTTGCCTACCACAAGCACCTAAAGGGGTATCCCCTGCAGAGTGGAGTAGCCAACAAGCAGGTTGGACTAGATATGGTATGCAAGTATGGTGCAATCGTTGTGATAAGGAAATAATTGCTATTGACTTTGATAAGATTGCAGCACTATTGAACGAGGAGAAGAAAAATGAGTGAGTATATAGAACCTAACGATTGGGTTGTAGTAGAAAACCCTATAAAACATAGAGAGATAAGTGTTCTCGCCTCTATAAAATTTAGAGAACAACAGAGTAAAGCAGATGGTGTCTTCTTTATAGATACATTACTAGACACAGGAATACCTAATGACTTGTGGATATGTGATTTCTGTAATGACCAGATGCCAGTACAAGATGATAAAGGGAAACCTTTGTCAATAATAATATGGAATAACAGTAGAGCCTTATGTGATAAGTGCTTGACAGACTTTAAGGGTAAGTACTCTACTGAACAGGACAAAACCTACAACTGCGATTGTGGTTGTAGTAGAACAGGAGAATAAGATGGATAAATTTGAGATGCCTGATTACGATAAGTATTCAGAATTCACAGAAGAAATGGCACAGAAAATGGAAGATGCAGAGAGGTTAGGATTAAAAGACTTTTCTAAAGTAACTGCATTGTCTGGTTTTCAGATGCAAGGTATTGGTATGTTTTATCCTGCTCATGTAAATGAGAACGATGAAACAGAGCCTAACCCAAGGAACGATAGATACCATGTTGCATCTGCTGATTTAGTAGAAACTATGCAGTGGGTTACAAAGCACCTATGGCAAAATCGTATGAAAGACTTTGCTACTGGTACTGTGTTATTCGCAGCCAATATGTTAGTAGAGATTGGTGATGGACAACATAAGGAACTTGTAGCTAAAAGTATTGATAACTTTAAGAAAGAGTTTCCTGATGAAGGAGAGCCTAATGACTTTGTACAAGCGTCTTACATACTAATGTCAATACTAGAAATGTTGTTAGATAACAAGAATATCAAACCATTTCAAAAGATGTATGAACAAGTACTTAATCACGAAGAACCAGAACTAATAACTATTGGCGATATTAGAACTGTTAGTTCTATCATACAAGGTGGTTACACTAGCGATACCATTACTAAAGAGGAAGCTCTTGATGGTATGTCTAATCAGGTAACCGATAAAGATATAGAAAAGTTCTTACAACAAATCACTAAGAACAACAAGAAAGAAGAGGAGGAATAATGGCTGAGGAAACAG